CGCCCACCCAGCAGCGGATGCGACGCCGACAACAGCACCACGGTCGGCCTCAGCTCCCAATGTCGTCGGACGGACGACGTAGGAACCATCTGCGGCGCGATCCGCGCGGTACATATCCATCCTCGGAGCCTCCGCCGATCCATCTTGGATGTCAATCTGGACGCCGGATATTTTTCGGGCCTCGGAAGTTACCCGCCTGCGTGAGCTAACAGTGTCATATCCGCGGCTGCTACCTCCCGGGAGACACCCCTACGATCTCCGGGGTGGTGCGGCAAGACGTGCCATGAGATCGTAGCCTCGATTTCTGGCTAATACGAGACCATCAGCAATGCCTGACATAAGCTACTGCGCCGTGACTCAAGTGACGCCAGACGATAATAAAGAACGCAAAGCCGATAGGCATGTGCAGCTCTGGGCAGCGGCGATAGGCGCGCTGGGCGGCATCGTGGCATCGGCTGTAACTCTCGTTGGAGGGCTTCTCGCGACCGACTCAAGAATCGTCCCGGTATCAGAGACCACCCCGACCGCTATTCGGACCGTGACGGTCGCTCCGACGGCCACAGTGACCGAGACAGCACCTGGTGGCGGAGGTGGTGTCGGCAGTACGCCTGGGCCGAACGAGCCGTCGCCTTCCAGAACTGTCTTCAATGTCAATTGGGAAACTAGCGGTAGGAACATTGCTCAAATTGGGACCGTCCTTGCAATGGATTGCCCAGCTCGTGGAGTGCTCCAAGATATCTGGGGAGACCGGCTTTATTTGTCAGATTCGTCTATATGCACAGCCGCCGTTCATGATGGCAGGATCAAGGCAGAGCCGGGCGGGCGGGTCGTGATACTTATTCGCGAGGGGGCTAAGTTCTATCCATCCGCGCGGAGGAACGGAATTACAAGTGGGGAATCCACCAGAGGCAATATTGGCAGTTTCGAGTTCCTGCCGCCGCGTTAACAACTAGATCTGCTCACTATGGATTGGAACATGTAGAGGCGGTCGGAACATGGTTCGCGGGAGCGGCCACTGGGGGTGGATCTGCAACCTGGCATGTCGGCAGAGGAAGAGCTCAAGCCACCGCGCGACCGGCGAATGTTTATAATCGTGTTTGCCCGGGAGGTTTTGGCGAGTCCTGGCAATTCGAACTAGGACATCTCAGATAAGGAAGTTCGAAAGAGCGGTATTGTATTGAAGAAATGGGAGGCTGAGCGACAATGTTGAGGACGCTGAAGGTGTTGTAGTATTCAATTGCCCTACAGCTCTTGCCACTTGCCCTCATAGAAAGAGAGCAGATGACGATCTTTGTGCTCGAGTGTGTCTGATCTAATTTTTCCGAAGCCATGATCGACGATCATTGTGCCGGAGCGTCCGCCACTCGTCCAATCAATTGCCAGTCGCCATTCACAGAAGCACTTGGGTCTAGTGATTTTGAACACAAACACTTCGGGATCACTATTCGACACTTTGATAGGCAGCCTGACCGCCGGTTTTTGCTTACCCTCTTCGTCGGGAAAAGGTGCCGGTCGGGCGGCAATCTTGGGCGGGTCGTCCATCGCTACCTCAAGGTATCTTACGTTCATATCTCCGCCCACCGGCCCACAGGAGAGAATGCCAATGGCGTGGGAAGGCGGGCGGTTCCTATGAAGGTCGACGACGCGCAGTCGCTTAAGCACGACGGCATCATCGCTCTTGCCTTGGACAGTCAGGACCGGGCCGCCCAAGGTTGCGCCGCCATGTTCGTAAATCCACTCCGCATCGAGGCCGGTATCTTTCCTCGGAAGTGATGGAACCATTGACTTGGGGACGGTGAAGTCCTCACATACAGGATCGTCAAAATCGAGCGTTGCAGTCAGCGGGTCAGGCGCACCTGAGAGCTGGGATTCTGTCGGCAATGGTGCTCCTGAACCGGCCGTATCAGGAGTTACTCGCTCGCTGTTGCCGGTCGCAGGACTGCCTGCACCCTGGACAGCCATCACGGCGGCAATGAGCACGACCAGGCCTGTGCCACCAGCCAGGGCGCGCGTAAGCCAGGACGGAAGCTCGTCCTTAACGAATAGGGCAATGAAGCAGAACAAGGAGAAGCCGGCGACGAACACCAACGCAACCCAAAGTCGCATCGGCAACGGCCAGCCGAACCAGATCCACAAGAGACTCCCGATGAGCGCGAGCACCAGAACAGCTTGTAGGGCGTACCTCGTCCTCCGTCCGAGGTTGAACTTCGGCTGGGATGCAGGCGGTGCTGTCTCTTTTGCTGGAGTCTCCACGGCAAGGCATTCTGTCGCATCGCAGTCAGCTGCGCAGACGTTGCGTAGAACTGTTGTCTACTCCGATCCCATGTCCTTCCGCGCGGCTTGACAGAATGCATCGAATGCTTTCTGTCGTTTGTCTTCGTATTTGGAGATCCAGTCCGCGGCATCTTCGTCGACCTCGCCCTTCAGCGACATGAGCTTAAAATGGGCTCTCGCGCTATTCTGAGTCGCCGTGAGCGCTGCTAATTGCGCTCTTGCAGGCGGCGATGCGACGATTTTTGCGGGCGGCTCATCCCGCTCCAACTTTGCATACTGCGACCAGAGTCGGTCCGTGGAGAGGTTGTGCCGCCGCGTCTTCACTATATCGTTGGCTAGTTTATGCTCAGCCTCACGTATTCCGACTTCGTGCGCAACAATCGTGCTGTAGAGCACCTGTCGTTGTCCGCGCAAAAACTCAGCTCTAGATCTATCGGTCTCGCCAGACAATTGCTGCTGCATGGTGTTAGCAGCCGAATCGGCCGTGCGGTCGGAGATGAAGATGCTTGCACCTGTCGACAGCACCACGGATACAAGTACCCCAACAAGCGTTATGACGGCGGCACGCTTCGTGGCCTGGCCCGCAATGTGTGCAGCGGCTTCTTCGGGCGTCTTCGATATCGGCACGGGCCAAGGCTAGCGACGCAACGGTTCGCCTGCTGGTGATCGTCTCATCTGCCACACTGTCCCGCATGCCTCCTTGGTACGACAAACTGCTCCACCCCAGCCTCTGGGAATGGGGCGACGTGGCCACCTGGTTCACGGGCATAGTGACTGCTGGTTCGTTCTGGCTGGGTTTCACTATCCTGCGATCAGACCGGAAGAGGGAGGAGCGTTCGCAGGCCAGTCTGCTGTACATCCAATCCTATATATACGTCGACCCGAAGAAACCGGAGCTTGGCCAGCAGCTCCATATCGGGGTCCAGAATGATTCTGACCGGGCAATTTTCCTCGTGGGGCTCAGCGGCCTTCAAAAAGGGCAGATCGAACGCTACGGCACCATCTTCGACTGGGAAGTAAGACCCAGGAGGCTGCAGCCCCGCGACAGCATCCCGATAGATTACGAGAAGGTGAAGCAGACTGATCTGAATAAACTGAACCTTCTTTTCGCCGATAGTAATCAGGTCGGCTGGAAGTACAACCTCGGCAGGCAGAAGCTATCAAAACACACGATAAAGTTGTAGTGACCTATAAATGCTATAGTAACAACATATGGCAAAAGACATTACTCCCGCAACTGAAGATGAAGAAAAGAACCCAGTAGGCCGTCCGCTCAAATATAAGACGGCTGCGGAGCTAGACCTGGCAATCCAGGCCTATTTCGACGAGTGCGACCCCCACGTCGTGAAGCATATGGAAGCGTCTGGATTTAATGAACGCGGCCAGACGATGTGGACCACACGCGAGATCATGACCGAACAGCGGCCATATACCATGACTGGGCTGGCAAGGGCAATCGGCCTTGATCGTAAAAGCCTATTGAACTATAAGAAACGTGATGAGTTTTTCCCCTCGATACAAGCAGCTATCGACCGCTGCCAGGAGTATGCGGAGGGCCAGCTGTTTGGCCCGTACGCCAATGGCGCCAAATTTAACCTGATCAATAACTACCGCGGCGAGTACCAGCCATGGGCTGACAAGCAGGTGGTTGCTGGCGATCCAGACGCCCCTCTTTCCAATCCGATGGTCGGTTTGACCACGGAGCAGCTGAGGAAGCTCGCCGAGGAGTCGTAGATGCCGGTGCCCGACGCAATCCGGGCTGAGGCGAAGAAGGAGCTCGCACGTCGAGTCTTCTACGATTACTGCTGCAACCTCTACGCCAAGTTCTATACGCCTGACCGCCTCTACCTGGCTGACCTCTGCAACCGGCTCCAGGCATTTGTAGAGCAGAACACCAAGCGCTTCATGGTGGTTAATCTGCCGCCTCGGTTCGGGAAGAGCCACACCGCCAAGAACTTCACCGAGTGGCTGTTCGGCGCTAACCCCCGCCTGAAGGTCATGACCGGCAGCTATAACGAGACGTTGTCGACGACGTTTGCCAGGCAGGTGCGAAACACCATTGACGAGCGCAGCGCCGGCGGCCGGACCGTTTACCGCGACATTTTCCCGGCCACCCGCGTGAAGTATGGCGAGGCGAGCGCCAGCATCTGGTCGCTCGAGGGCAGCGACGAGAAGAGTTACCTGGCGACCTCGCCGACCGGCACCGCCACCGGCTTCGGCGCCAACGTCATCCTGATCGACGACATCATCAAGAACAGCGAGGAGGCTTACAACGAGATCGTCCTTGATAAGCACTGGGACTGGTTTACCAACACGATGATGCAGCGCACCGAGGGCAATGACTGGAAAGTCATCGTCATCATGACGCGCTGGGCTACCAATGATCTGGCCGGCCGCGTCCTGGATGCCTACCCTGATGTCGAGCATGTGACATATAAGGCGGTCAATGACGACGGCTCGATGCTCTGCGAAGCCATCCTCAACCGCCGGGATTACCAGCTCAAAACCAAAGAGATGAATCCGGACATCGTCGAGGCCAATTACAACCAGAAGCCGATCGATGTCGCCGGTCGCCTTTACGGCGAGTTCAGCGTCTACGAATCCCTACCCTCCGGCACGTCCAAGAAGTGGAACTACACGGATACCGCGGACAAGGGCACCGACTTCCTGTGCAGCGTCGACTACGTCGAGGTGTTGGGCGACGTCTACCTGACCGACATCGTCTGCTCGGACGCCCCGATGGAAGATACCGAGCCGGAGGTAGCTGACATGCTCGATGCGGACGGCGTGGATGAGGCGATCTTCGAGAGCAACAACGGTGGCCGGGGCTACAAGCGGAACGTCGAGCGTCTGCTCATCGAGCGCGGAAACCGGCGCTGTGTGCTCCGTGACGAGCCGCAGAGCAAGAACAAGGAGGCACGCATCCTGGCCTCGAGCGCCTGGGTCAGCCGCCATGTCTTCATGCCGCATAACTGGAAGCACAAGTACCCCGAGTTCTATAAGCAGCTCATGAGCTATCAGAAGAAGGGGCGGAACCGGAACGACGATGCACCGGATGTCCTAGCGGCCATCTACGAGCGGGTGGCTAATCCGAGCAAAAGCAACTTTCGCGTGAGAACTGCCTAGTTGTTTGGACAGCAGGAGATTATAAGATCCCAAGGTCAGCCTTCGCGGCTTTCATGAAGTCACCAGCGTACTGATCCAGCTCTTCCTTGACCTTATTCCAGTAGTCTAGCTGTTTATTGTCGTTCACTTGTAGGTCACTGGCTATCTTGCGGCAGAGATCAATACGGTCCTCATGCTTATTCAACAGATCCAAAGCCTTACGTCTTGTATCTGCCGACCCGATTATCGATACAGTGTTGTAATATGCCGAGCTCTTTTCGTACGCGGTGTGCCACGCGTTGTATATCTGATCAATGTTCGGCGGCTGCTTAGGGTTGAAGGTAACTGCGTCGTAGCAGTCATCCTCGGATTCCGACATAGCACTTTCCTGAGCTACGAGCTTGGCATAAACCTCTAGCCGATTGTTTCGCAGGAACTCTGCCGTCGATCGGACTTCATTCGATTGATTCGTCAGTATTACACTCCAAAGAGACATCGCTGCAGCGATTATGGCTGCAATCGCAGCTATGACTGCCGCCAATCGCGTCCCCGCGAAACTCTGCTTTGCGTCTGCAGTAGGTGAAGCTGGCGACGACAGCACTGCCCGAGCTTGTGACTGGGCAGTCGCCGCCCTTGACCGTCTGTGCCGCCGACCCAACGGAGTCTTTGCTCCCGTCATGCCATGCAAGGTTAGCGCGATACGTCTGTACGCCCGACACACTGTCGCCCTTTCTTGGCAGTAAGTGCCACGAGTTCAGGGCGCTCGCGCCTTGATATCCGGCAAGATGGCCCGGTGACTGTCATGCAGGTTCCGTGGGGAACTGTCCCTGACTGGGTCGAAGCCATCGGCACAGCTGGCGCGTTGCTGTTTGGCTTCTATCTGCTTCTGCGTGGGCAGCGTAAAGAAGAGAGGGCGCAAGCCGATGAAATCGCCTACAACCCGCACAGTCACACCGTAGTCCAGCAGGATGACCTGCAGCCGACGATCAATTACCTCGAGGTTCACAACACTTCAACAAAACCGATTAGCCATGTCGAATTGCATGCGCTTCCGGTTCGAAGAAAAACTATACTTAGGGACGATCGGGGCGCTGCGCGATTTCTTGAATTGCTGGATGCGCGAAATGAAGATTCAGAAGCAGCGAAGAAAATCAGTCGTGGCTTTGACGGCGATGAGCTGGCTTACGGGCTTGGAGTGCAGGATATGAGACAGGAGGAGCCCGGCAAACCGTGGTGGATGTTACCCCCTGGCGAGAAGTGCACGTTGAAGGTTGAAACCATCATGCCGCCGCGTTATTACCTGTTTCTGTTGGTGTTTGTCGACGCCCGGCAGCGCCATTGGCAACGAAACCTGAGCAACTCGAAATTGAAGCCAACACGCGACGTCAGCAAGAAGATATTCAGGAAGGAGTTCAAGCCGCTAAGGAAGCTCTCCAAGTCAGTGATATGACGTCTGGCACTTGCCTCTATATATACTCAAAAATCATGGTGGCTGCTACTATAAATGCAGAAAGCAGCACCAGCATCGTTTATGCCCCAAAGAAACTCCCCATTCCGGCTCCGACTCGCCAAGGTAATCCTCGGTAGTAAAGCCAAGGAATATATACCTTCACTGAACAGCCTGTATGACGGGTGGGGCTATGGCTCAACGGGCGCGCCGCTTAATGACTACGTCGGCAAGAGTGAGCAACTCCAGGCCAACCTCGGCTGGTGCTTCGCCGCCAATAACGCCATCGTCGAGCCGACAGCCGCCGTCGAGCTGAAGCTTTACCGCAAAACCAAGAGCGGAAAGCGTGAGGAGATCATCGAGCACGAACTACTCGACCTCTTAGACAATCCCAACAACGCCCACACCGGTGAACAACTCAGAACGCTCCACTTCAGCTACATGAACTTCGTCGGTGAGAGCTACGTCTACATGCGGGACAGCCGCGGCAACGCCTACGAGCCGGCCAAGGGCAGGCTGCCGGCAGCGCTCGAGATCTTCCCGGCCCACCTGGTGCAGTTCACACTCGGCGAGGCGTACTCGAAGAGCACGGTTCGCTATGGCGCGGAGACATACCCGCTCATCTCAGTCATCCGTGACCTCAACCCCGATCCCGACAATCCCTACTACGGCCGCTCCATCGTCCGGGCTTCCGCCCAGACGCTCGACACCGAATTCCAAATGAAGGAGTGGAATCGCCGCTTCTTCGCCAACAACGCTAGGCCCAGCCTGATCTTCAACACCAACGAGCCCCTTGACGAAGAGGCATATGAGCGCTGGAAGTCACAGTTCCAGGACGAGCATGGCGGCACGGAGAACGCCTACAAGCCCTTGCTCATCGAAGGCGGCGACGCCAAGCCGTACATGCTCAACCAGCAGGACCTGGACTTCTTAAATAGCCGGAAGTTCAGCCGTGACGAGATCCTGGCGATGTGGCGGGTCAACCCCTACATCATCGGGTCCGTCGAGAATGTCAACCTGGCGACCGCCAAGGTGGCCCGCATGCAGCACGCCGAGATCAATATCGAGCCGCGGCTACGCCAGTTCGTCAAGCAGCTCAACGCCAGTCTGGTGCGCCTCTACGACCCAATGCTTGAACTTGGCTTCGAGAGCCCCGTCCCGGAGGACGACGACGCCAAGCTCAAGGCTGCCACGCAGGGTGTCAACAAGTGGTGGACCATCGACGAGGTCCGCGAACAGTACGGCGACACCGCGCTGCCGGATGATCTTGGGAGCCAGGTCTACATGGCGAACAACAACGCGCCACTCTCGGCCATCGCGGAGCCACTAAAGCCAGGCGAGGTCATCAATCCCACGCAGCCGAGCAAGGCGCTGAGATACAAGCAGGTGAGCGCCAATGACTTTCCTGGCCTCTATGACGACATCGATATCGATGTAGACAAGCTCGGCTGCATCATGATCGACACCGAAACGATCAAGGTCACTAAGTTCGTCGAAGGCGGCACGGCTGACCTCGTCGAGGCTGGGGTTGCAAGTGATCACGTGATGGGAGCCGTAGCCGAGAGGGAAGCCCATGTGACGCTGCTCTTCGGTCTCCTCGAGAATGGCAACGTCTGGAAGGACAAGGTCGACACACTGCTTGAGGGTTGGTCCCTGGACGGCGTCCTGATCAAGGACGTCACCGCGTTCGATCTGGGCGACAGCTACGCCATCGTCGGTCTGATCAAGAAGACGCCGGAGCTGACCGACGGCCATGAGCGCCTGACCCTGCTGCCTCATATCCAGACATTCAGCGAGTACAAGCCCCACCTCACGCTTGCCTACGTCGAGCACGACGCAGAGGTCGCCGACAAGTGGGTGGAGGCCCTGCGCTCGGAGTACAAGGGCACATCACTGAATACGAAAGGCATCAACTACGGCGACAAACCGGACGAAGCGACGAAGGCACTTTTCTCCCTTGCCGGGGTAAAAAAAAAGACCTGACACCTGAGGAGATCGAAGCCCAGCGCATCCAGCGCGGCGAAGCGAAGAAGGCCAAGTACGACCAATGGGCGATGTGGTTCGAGGGCCAGATGGTCAGTGCCATAGCTGAGCAGTTCAACGCCCAGCGTGATGCCATTCTGATGCACCTGGACACGTCGAAAATCGGCAAGGCGTACGGCAAGAAGATCAAGGGCAAGCAACCGGTCTACACCCGCAAGGATTGGCTGAGAGACCTGATCGACTGGGCGAAGGCGGCCCTGTCATTCGGTGCCGCCATCCAGCCGATCGTCCACGCCACGCTGCTTCAGGCCGGCCGGGACGCTACCCAAGGCCTTGGCCTGGAGGCCGGTCAGTTCGACCCATTCACGCCGGCGATCATCGAGTACTTCCAAGACCGGAGTACCAAGATCGCGAACGACGTTAACGATGAGACGGAGAAGCAGCTGCGGGCGAGCTTGAGCCAGGGAGTGCTCGCCGGCGAAAGCACCTTTGAACTTCGCGCAAGGGTCGAGATGATCATGGGTAGCGCCGGCACCATGCGAGCAGACCGGATCGCCCGGACGGAGGTCGCTCGGGCGCAAGGATATGGGGACATCCAGGCATGGACGCAGAGTGGCGTGGTCAGTAGCAAGGAGTTTTACACGGCGCGCGATGAGAGGGTATGTCCGTTCTGTTCGGCACTCGACGGCCGCGTTATTGGACTCAGCGAGAACTTCTTTGACAAGGGAGATAGCCAGACAATCAACGGCAATACGCAGCACTATAACTACGATAATGTGCCAAGCCCGCCGATTCATGTTTCGTGCCGTTGTACGCTTTTGCCCGTGAGAAGCTAATGCATAGGGAATTCGAGTTGTAAATCGCAGTGCGTTATATTCGCTCTTGTATCGGCCTTTAAATTGTCATATTGTTAGGCTATAGACAATTTAATACGAGAGCACTATGCAAAAGACGACCAGCCCCATATCATCAATCCGCAAAATAGCAGACGGCGCCTTGACCGCCTCCGCGAACTCCAACAAGGTCAATGCTGGCGGCTTCAGCAGCGCTAAGGCCTTCCTTCGTATCTCCGCAGCCAGCGGCACCACCCCGACACTCGACGTCAAGTTCCAGGACAGCTACGACGGCACCAACTGGGTGGACGTCGCCTCCGGCGCCTTCGCTCAGAAGACAGCCGCCAACTACAGCACGCTGGTCCTAAGCAACGTCGGACCGTACCTCCGGGCTGTCTATACCGTCGGTGGCACCACTCCTAGCTTCACCTTCGACCTCTCCGTGGCGGGGCTCAACTAGGGGTCCCCGATGTCCAAGCGGGTCACCAAGCTCTTCACCACCAAGGCCTCCTCGATCGACGAGGAGGCTAAAAGTGTCGAGTTTGTTATTAGCACGAACGACGAAGACCGCTACGGCGAGATCGTCGACCAGAAGAGTTGGGACTTCAAGAGCTACCTTGCCAATCCATTAG